AGATGAAAGTCGCTGATCTGACGCAACGTCACCAGCTTGCAAAAGAACAATATGCTTTGACATAGCTGCACATATGCAGTAACGTGGGCAAATAAATAAGCATTTAAATGCACACAAGGAGAACACTATGAACCGCAAAGGTTTTATTGGCGGAAGCGATTGCGTCAAGATTATACAAGGAGATTGGTATGATCTCTGGCAGGTCAAGACAGGTCGCGTAGAGTCAGACGATTTATCAGATAACTTAGCCGTTCAGCTTGGAGTATTTACTGAAGACTTCAATCTGAAATGGTTTGAAAAGCAACGCGACGTCACACTTGCTGCGCATCAGCGAGAGTTTGAAAAAACAATAGGCATAGTTCCAACCAAAGGCACAATAGATGCTGGCATCAAAGGCCACAAAACTATTGTAGAAGCTAAACACACAAATGCATTCACAAACATGGATGAACAGATCGCTCGCTATATGCCACAGATACAGTTGTATTGCCACTTGGCAAACTGTGAGGGTGCCTACCTTTCTGTAATCTTTGGCAATAGTAAATGGGAGAGTGCTCATGTCGCTTACGACGAAGAGTATTTCAATTCAATGTGGGCAGTGGTGTCAGACTTCTGGGGTTACGTTGTTCGCGATGAAGAGCCGATTGGTGTTGATGTCCCCACCATCAAAACACACACCATTGAGATTGACAACATGGTCACACGTGATGCATCGCTCGACAACCAGTTCGTCGACGCCGCCGTCACTTACGTTAATGGTCTCGAACAAAACAGAACATTCGAGAATGCCAAGAAAGACTTAAAGAATATGGTCGCAGACAATGAGCGCGAAGTTTACTGTGACTATTTAACAATCAAGCGTGACAAGCGTGGTTCATTAAGGATTACAAAACGATGATCGGTGTGTATGCATTCATACAAAAAAGTGGAAAGCATCCATCTTATATTGGTTACTCAACAAATGTTGAGCGCAGAATAAAAGAACATTTTGCTATTAGGCGCAGCTTCACATTCGATAGCTGGATAATCTGGCAAGAGTTTGAGACAAGATCAATGGCTCATAGAGAAGAGCAAAGATTAATTCAAAACTATGAGCCAATGCATAATAGTATCAATAAGGAGAAAAGACATTTTGATCTTCATCAATGTGAACGCATAGAAGAAGTATTGGAGGGATATGAGCATCCACCATGGAAGCCAATGTCTATGATAGATCGAGTGTATTACAAAAGCGCTCGGCAAAAATGGATCGACCAAGGTCGGCAAATATAAAGGAGAGCACCAATGGCACAAAGAACAGTAACTGATGAAATAAAGTTCAGTGAGTATGAGCTTTGGTCAGCAATGGAATCACATGTAAGAGATTTAGTTTCTGATAGGGCAATACAATACCTAACAAAAGAAGCTGTTAGAGAACATGTTCGTGAAGGGATAGAGCATTACTTTGGAACAATTACAAGACTTCAAATGGAGAGCGATCAGTATGATGGCATTGAAGTAGACATTGAAGAAGTAGCATACTCAATGGATAACTTTACAAACTGTGTTTACATGGCAGTTCAATTAGTTTTGGAGCATGTTTTGCCAGAAGTACACCTTAAACCAGAATGGAAAACAACAAGAACTTGGGCTGAAATTGTCCAAGCAAAACAGGAGAACACCAATGACTAAAAATATAACAAGCCTACTAATCAAGGCGCGTCTAGCAATACAACCACCTGCTAAGACTGGCACCAACCCACACTTTCGCAGTCGTTATGTAACGCTCGAAGGTTGCATCGAAGCAGTGACACAGCCGCTTGCTAATCATGGATTCTTTCTTAGCCAACAAGTAGTTCCAAATGATGATGGTCATTACGTTAGCACAGTGCTTATGCATGAAGACTTTCCTGACTGGACAATGTCTTCCCATGTGCCACTTCTACTAGGTAAGAATGACATGCAAGGATTGGGCAGTGCCATTACCTACGCACGTCGCTATGGTATTATGTCATTGCTTAATCTTCCTGCTGAAGACGACGATGGTAATCAAGCCTCGCGCTCAAGCGGCCCCCCATTAGGCCAAGCGCAGAGCAGCGAAGGCGATTGGTAATTCTTGGGGATTTCTCCTTTCACTTAGATAACCTGAAGGGCAGCAGGTCTCCCCCAAGAACTGCCCACTAACTTAAACAAAGGAGCCACAAGCATGGCAGAATATGACAGCATTAATGACGGTGTAGCATTCCCACCATTTGAAGACATGAAGATGATCTTGCAAGGCAAGATGAATGTTGAAGGTCGTGATAGTAAATACACTGTTGTTCGTCGTCAAACTCGTGACGGACGTGAGATCATGGAAGTCTACGAAAAGGTCGGTGTTATGTTTAAGAATGACAACGGCAAAGAAGGATCGCCAGATTACAGCGGCACTATGTATAATGTGCAAGACAAGACTGCACCTTGGACTGACCCGCATCCCAATCGTCGTGTCGCAGCATGGCGCAGAATGAAAGATGGCAAACCATATATGTCATTTAGTATTTCTGAGATCACAGGGAAAAATGGATCAACAGTACCAAACAAGTTGCCAAATGATGACATTCCGTTTTAAATAGAAATGTTCTCCCTTGGGAGGTGCACTGCTCATAGATATGCCTCAACCTCCCACCAACTGGTCAGCCTTCGGGCTGGCCTTTTTTATAGGAGTAAGTAATGAATAAGAAAGAGTGTCACGTATGTGGCGCACCCTCAGTCGTTGTGCATCAAGATGTAATGCACTTGTGTAGCCCGTGTTGGATAGAGAGGTTTGTAAATGACACAGCTAGACCCCGCAAATCAAGCAATCCTAAAGTACCTACGACAGCAAGTCGATCGCCTACAAGACGAGCGGTATCGACAGGATGCACGACCAAGTATTAAGAATGAACTGCAGATTGCAATCCGCGATCTCAAAAGGTTCACATCAGAACTCAGACAAAAGGGATACAATATCTAATGGTAAACGTGACTGAATCATTCACAAAGCTCTATGGTCGTCCACCGACAGAAGAAGAAGTAGCTACCATGTGGAAGATGAAACGTGAACAAGAAGGTTATCGCAAAGAAGTAATAAAAGAAAAAACAAAAGCACCCAGGATAAGAACAAAACCAAGAGAACCACACACACCAATCAATGAGTATAAATACAGGTGGCCCAATCGCGCATCTAAATTTGCGCAGCGTGTCAATCGTATGCTCTGCGTTCAAGTAATGATTAAAGACATTGCTTACATTGAAGGTGTTACAGAAAATGTTGTTAAGGCTGAGATAAATAAATGGAGATTACCAAGAGAAAAATAGACTAACAGGTATGCTGCATTTGCAAAACAACTGTTACTTTGTTTGCTGTATATGACTCCGTATATACGGAGGAAATCATGGCACACTGGTTCAAACAATTCTTTGATGCACTTATCGAATCAAGAATGAAATCTGCTCAAGCACAGATCGATCGTCTGCATCTACATCGTATGACTGATCGTGAACTATCAGACATCGGTATCAATCGTTGCGATATTAATCGCTTGGTTCGTTAGAAGTTGACCTTGATGCGAGCGACTTCACCTTTATCCTTGTGATAGGTAATCGCTTGCATTTGAGGAGAAGCAACATAACCATGTGACGCAGCGTAAGCATCCTTCCCAGTTACAGCGCGCAACTGTTCAACCTGAACACCACCAACATCTTGCAACTTGGCGTGATGCAAGTGACCAGTAAAGTAATACCGCCACTTGGTTGCACCCCAATCCTCTGCCCACTCATGTGCCATATGCATTACCAAACGTTCTGGTTTGGCTTTGTCACCATGATGCGCAGCAAACATACACTTACCAAATCGATAAACAAAGAAGTCAGATGGAGTGCGCTCAATCTCAATCCGCTTTTCATTTCGATAACGCTCGAACAATGCAAACATCACCGCAAGATAACTGTTCTCATTGTGATTGCCTCGAAGAATACGAACACGCACCCGCTTGTGATGCTGTGCCGCCATGTCAATGCAGGTACACAAAGTATCTATTGCTGCATCCAGTGATTCATACTGAGAGCCAGACATATCCAGAGGATGCTTAGAACGAGGCGTCTGATAGTTTGTATCGTCAGCATGGGTAAGATCACCAACATCAAGAATGATGCACTCCTCGGCCCTCAGAGAGCCTGTGATGCACTGTTCCATGCCCTGCCTCATTCTCTTCCTGGCAACATCAAGATCGTATCCTTCGCCGCGCATTCCGAAATGTGCGTCAGCGATGGGATAGATCGTCATCATTTCTTTAAGAACAAAGTTCGGCTTAGTGAGTGTAGGCGCTGGCTGAATGTCAGTCATCTTATCCTTGATGACATCGATGAGATCAGTTAGCTGCTCTGTGCTTGATTGCTTTGGCTGCACAAAGT